CAACCGTTGGGATCCAAAGTATGCCTAAAGATCTGGGATTGGTGAGCAATCATCTCTGTCAGTTAATCGCTTAGGACATCTTCTATACTCCGGTAAGTTCACATAGGCCTCAAATGTCGCGCATTCAGAATAAAGTTTATTACTTTAAGAGGAGAAACGATAGGGGTAGTTTGTGGCTTTCCGTTTGCCTTTTCAGCTGCTCGTTTTGGTAATTCTCGGAATGAAGTAAAGTTTGATAATTGCTTATCGCACTCTACCAATTCGTCCAATTCCATATTAAAGAACTTTCTAGGTTCAAGGAAAGGCGAAGCAAGATCTACCCAATGTTCTCAATAAGGCAAATAAACTCCCATCAGAATTCCTCACTCAAGTTCCCGACCAGGTTCCCCTTGACATCAACCAACATCACCAGACATAACGGCCTGTACAACTTCTGTGGAGATATCTCCTAACAGATAAGTAGCATAGGCAGTAAAGTCTTTTTCCAAGTTACCTTGGATATCCTTTCGGAGGAGGGCCTCATTTAAGGTCAATCTCTTCTGAAGTGGAAGCTGAATCCATAAAGATTCACGCTTAAACCAGGATGATACGGTATGAATAGGTCTAGGAGCAGATCGGTAAATAGACGAAAGGAAGGACTCAGTTAGCTTTATGTTCGCGTTCAAAAGAAGGTGATTCTGCATTTTTCTATAGGGATTTTTACTATCAATTAAAAGTGAAACTGCCTCAGGAATTTTAATTATACCTGAGTTAGTTCACATAGTAACTAAAGCCAATAGAGTAGGATGCATAGAACCTTGATTATACTTGCTAGCACGGTTTAAATGTTTAATGTAACTAAATAATTTCTTTGGGGTCAAAAAACTCAATAATTTATGAGTAATATTGACACGTCCAATAAGAGTATTTTGGCTCATTCACATTTTCCATGAGACCGCTGAGACATTATGACCCTGGTAGCCAGTGACTTTTGCAAATTCAAAACAATAAGTTTTGGCAACGACACTTTTTGTAAGATTAATTCCAACTCCTAAATTATCCATAATAGATAAATAAGAGACGGCTACATCTTCATCAAAAATGTTAATATCATCTCCCAATAGCTCGTAGTTCTCGTATCACATCCCGAGGGGTATATTACTCCTACAGTTAATGTGAGCCAATTGAACAAGCATATGATGAGTGATCGCTAACATAGCTCAGGATGACAACGCTCCCATCGGTTGACCAACAGCGTATCTAATAGGTTCTCCATTTAAAGTATAAGACCGCCCGACCAATAAATTACCTCAAGAATCGGCAAACTGCTTCCCAAAAAAGGAAGTAAGGATGGCGATTTGGAGCTTTAGTGGTAGACGATCTGTTGCAGCTGATAAATCATATCCAAAAGATTTTCCTGCGATTTTTGCTTTATTCATACACCGTTTTACGGATGCACTTTGATCGAAGGTACCATCATTCGGAATTAACTTAAGGATAGAAAATAAGAAATCATGTAATGGTTTCAGAACTGATTGAGTTCAGATATCCACCATCGCAAATACTCTCATCTTCCCTGCCGCTTCTTCTTTAACTTGGAGTTGACCTAACTTATGAATAGGATCAACATTCTTCTTGTGATGCCGATTTACAAGAGAATCAAAACACTCTTTGGACTCGCCCCCTTCACTGTTCGCTTTCGCTCCCAGCTGGGATACAAGATCAATAAGCGTAAGTTCCCTCTTCATCGTCCACTTAGCTATTACCTTCAGGTCCTCATATAAGGGACTCTGAGAGATAGAATAAGCATCAGTGATTAGCCCTGTTCAAGAGCTACCACAGGAAGGTGAAGCCTTTTCAATAA